TCTGGCAGGACAACCAGCTCAACCTCGAACTCCCCGACCTTCTCCGGCGGGCCGGCGAGTACGGCGACGCCTACCTCATGGTCATCCCCGTCGAGGACGAGCAGGGCCACGTCCTGCGGGTCGAGATGTACTACAACAGCCCGCAGACGGTCCGCGTCATCTACGACGAGGAGAACCCGCGGCGTAAAGCGTTCACGATCAAGAAGTGGTGCGACGGACCGTACTTGCGGGCCGAGTTGCTGTACGACGACCGCACCGAACGCTGGACCACCGGGAAGAACTCGACCGGCGACAAGCCCGCCGACTGGCAGCACTGGCCCGCCGACGAAGACGACCCCGAGTCGTGGCTCATCGACCACGACTGGAACGAACAACCAGCCTTCCACTTCCGCACCGACCGCCCTTATGGCACCCCGGAGCATTACGGCGCCTACGGGCCGCAGAACGCCATCACGAAGCTGCAGGCCACCCACATGGGCACCGTCGACTACCAGGGCGCCCCCCAGCGGTACGCGCTCACCGAAACCGCCAGCACCGACACCTCCGACCTGGACCCCGGCGACTTCGACGACGATGACTGGCCGCCCCAGGACGCGGGCGCCGGGCCATCGGACATCGGCGACGACTCCAGCCTGAAAGCCGGACCGGGCGAGATGTGGCTACTCCGCGGCTACAAGCAGGTCGGCCAGTTCGACGCGGCGAACCCGGACGTGTTCCTCGACCCCATCAACTTCAACGTGAAGGCGATGGCGCAGATCACCGACACGCCCTTGAGGATGTTCGACCCGCAGTCGTCCAGCCAGCGATCCGGCGAGTCCTACCGCGAAGAAGACGGCCCGTTCATCTCCAAGGTCGAGAACCGGCAGACCTCCTACGGTGCGTCCCTGCATGCCGCGTTCGTGTTCGCGCTGCGCCGCCTCGGCGTCGAAGACCCGGTCATCACCGTCGACTGGGTTCCCGCCCGCTCCGTGTCCACCGCCGAGGGCTGGCAGACCGTCAAAGCGAAAATCGACGCCGGAGTCCCGCGCCGCCAGGCGTTGATGGAGGCCGGATACCGGGCCGAGCAGGTCGACAAGTGGCTTGCCGGTGTGGACGACGCCGAGCTGCAGCGGCGCGTCGACATCCTCGCCTCCCTCGCCGACAGTGCGCAGAAGCTCGGCGCGGCAACCACGCTCGGCGTCATCAGCAACGACCAAGTGTCCGGCCTCCTCGCCGGGGCCCTGTCCGACCTGGAAGTCCTCGCCGGGGCGCAGGAAGAGGACTGATGGCCTACCGCAGCGAGCATCTGGCCCGCCTCGTCCAGGACGACCACACCAGCGCCGTCGTCAGCCTGGAGAAACGGATCGCCGCCGACGCGTTCGGCGACAGCGACAGCGCGTTCGAGGAATTGATCCGGCGGACGCTCACCGCATGGACCCGAGCATTCGGGGGCCCCGACCAGCCGGGCGTTGCGGGCGAGGTTCTGCGGCGGATCCTCGCTGCCGTGCGGGCCGCGGTCCGGCGGATCCTCGACGGCCTCGCCCCCCGCGCGTCGGATGCTCTCACGGCCAGGCTGGGTGGGGCGCTGACGTTGGGTGTCACGCAGGGCGCGGCGTTCGTGCGGGCCGCGTCCGGCCGTCGGCATACCGTCCGCACACCACGCGTGGGGCGGCCGCTGCTCGCTGAGGCCCGCCGTGTCGCCGAAGTGGTGGTGCAGCGCCGTGACCGCGCCCTGTACCTCCTGCACCCCGACCGTGCCGGGCGGTGGCCGCAGCTGCTGGCCAGGCTGGGTGCCGCCCGCGCTGCCCTGCCTGCGGTCCGGGCGCATGTTGCGTGGGTGGTCAACACGGCGGTCGGCCAGGGCCTGGACGCGGTCGCCCGCGCTTCGGCTCCGCTCCGGTTGTGGGTGTCGGAGGCGGATGCGTGCGTGCGCTGCCTCGCCTATGCCGGCCGCATCACCCCCGTCGAAGCCCCGTTCCCCGGCGGCTTGTCGTGGGATCCGCGGCAGCGCGCGGTGCGGGCGCCCGCCGTGGACGGTCCTCCGCTCCACGCGCACTGCCGCTGCCGCACCGTGCCGTGGGATGAGGCGTGGACGGCGGACGGCGTCCCGTTCCCGCTCGCGCTACAGCGGGAAGCGCACCGGTCGATCGCCTACGGGCGGGCCCGCCCCTCCGAATCCCGGGCGGCCCGGCTGCGGGCGGTACGCGAACTCCTGCGCACCGAGCCCGACCTGCTGCCCGCCGTTGAAGCCCGCGCGCATGCCGCCCTCCGCACCGGCCAGTTCGCTACGGCCGCATAGACCCCGGCAGCCCGTGACGGGCTACCGCCAACCCCCGTGATGGGAGAACACCATGGGCATCCACCCCAACCACCCCGCCGCGATCACCCTGCCCCCGGGCACCATCCTCGGCTACCGGGCCGACGGCCGGCCGATCCACGTCACCGCCGGCGCCGCGGAGACGGACGACGAACCCGACGTCGAGGTCGACGACGAACCGGAGCCCGACCCGGCCGACGAGTCCGACCCCGAGGAAGAGGCGGAGCCGGAAGAGGCTCCGAAGCCGAAGCCCCCAGCGAAGAAGACCGACGACCCCGAGGACTTCAAGCCGCCGTCGAAGGACGAGTGGGCGCGCACGCAGGCCGCGTTGAAGAAGGCCAACGACGACGCCAAGCGGCACCGGCTCCGCAACAAGGAGCTGGAGGAGAAGGCCCGCGGCGACGAGACCGAACACGAGAAGGCCCTCCGTGAGGCCCGCGAGGAGGGCGAGAAGCGGTTCCGTGAGCCGATGAAGAAGGCCGGGGTGCGGGCGGCGCTCGCCGAGGCCGGGTTCGCGACTCCGGACCGGCTGCTGAAGCTCATCGACTGGGATGCCGTGTCGGTCGACGACGACGGTGACCTCCTCGGTGTCGAGGCGGAGGTCGACCGGATCAAGGGCGACTATCCGGAGTTGCTGCCGCAGGACAAGCCGAAGCCGAAGGTGCGGCCGACGGGTGCGCCGAAGCCTGCCGCAGCAGAGAAGCCCAAGAGCACGGCGGAGCAGCATGCGGCCCGCCTTCTGGGCAGAGCTTGACACTCGAAGGTATATTCATCACCAGGTGAATTGCTCCGGTGATCGGAGCCGAACACCGCCCTTGTCTGCGAAGGCGCCCGTGATGGGGCCCGAGCCCACCAGCTTCCCCATCACGCGCCCGCAGGAGGGCCCCAGTGGCACGCAATACCCTCGAAGCGTGGATTCCCGAAGAGTGGGACTCCAGCCGCGTCATCCAGTCCATGCTCCAGGTGTCCGCCGTCGAATCCCTCGCGGCCCGCATCCCGATGGGCTCCGACACCAAGCACGTCCCGAGGACCGCGGGCATGGGTGTCGACGTCGTCGCCAAGGGCGGCGCCTACGGCGAAGACACCAGCCTCAACGACGAAGTCCTCCTGACTGCACGCAAGTTCGGCAAGGCCGCACGCATCGCGGAAGAGGACATCGACGACTCGGTCGCGAACGTGATCGAGGCGAAGATGCTCGGCTGGGGCAAGTCCTACGCCAAGATGATCGACAACGCGTCCCTCGCCGTGAGCGCCGCGGAGAACGGCACCACCATCCCGTTCACGTCGCTCTACCAGCTGCTGAACACCACGGACGCGACGCTTTCCTATACGGGCGGCACGAACATCACCACCGCCGCGAGCGCCAACACCCCGACCTACGCGGAGTTCTCCACCGCCGTCGGCGCTGTCGAGTCCGGTGACTACTTCGACCCCGGCAGCATGGTCGCGATCGCCCACCCGGCGTTCCGCAAGGCCCTGCGCGGCGTCGTCGACGGCCAGTCCCGGCCCATCTTCAACGAGAACGGGCAGGGCACCCCCGACACCATCTTCAACATCAACGTCCGCTGGTCCCTCGGCGCGAAGCTGTCCGCGACCGCCACCAGCGCCCCGACCGGGCGTCCGATCATGGCGTTCGTCAACCCGGAGCTCCTCCTCCTCGGCGTCCGTTCCGGCCCCGAGTCCGTGTTCATCGACGGACGGGACGGCCTGTCCGCGCTGACGGACGAGTCGATCCTCAAGATGCGGGCGCGCCGCGGCTTCGCCTACGGGCACCCCAACGGCGCCAGCATCCTCGTCGGCTGATCCCTTCTTCTGCCGTGCTGTCCTTGGCTCAGGGCGGCACGGCTGGCAGGGAGGTGAGCCATGGCAGCAC